TTGGAGCATCTAAAGGAAAGTATGTTCCTGCTGGGTCAACCTCAAAACCTGGTATTCTTTTAATTACATTTATATCGTCTTTGGTAATTTGGTCTATACCTGCGATTGGAGCGGGGTAATTTTTCTTAACATTAATTACACGAGGCGGATTAACATCGTCAGTAAAAAACAAAAGGTCTTCTATCTTGCTGACCCCTGTTATAAGGTAGTTAGTATTGAAATTTAAAACAGTAGTACTTTCAACGTGGTATGTAAGGATATTGTTTTTAGTGTTGTACGATACTATCATATCAACATTACTTCCTTTTACAAACCAATAAATAGTTTCGTTGACACCATCCTCATACACGCCTATACATATAGGATTTACAACAGCACTGCCGTTAAATGTTAAGTTGGTTAACTGAGTGTTTCCTTTAGAGTTTTCTACTGCGCCTATTTCAGTGGACTCAGTAGACCCTAACCTTACATTTAAAGCGTCTATGTATTCTCCTGGTGGAATCAAGCGTTCATCATCGCTCTTGTTCATTCGACCAGCGATAAAAGTATTTCTAATATCTATACCCATATTATTTAATCCACTTATCCTGACCTCTCAGATTCATTAGAAGTCTACCTGGATGTATGTTGCTTAATCTAATCTTGGCGTTTCTTAATAAAGAAGATTTATCTTTTCTTGCTCTATTAACAATGTATTCCTGCACACCAAATTTGTTATTTAGTATGCTGTATTTTATATAAGCGTAAATATATTCTTCAAATAATTTATTAACACCTATGTTTGACTGCTTTACTGCAGGCTGGTCAATACCTTGCTGAACCAATTGACTGTCTGGTGGAGCTGGTACATATTGACTTTCCATCATTCCATCAGAAACATACTCTAAAACCACAAACTCTCCTTCGAGTCCTGAGCTTAGATTTATTACTCCTCCTTGTTTGTCAATACTGAATGTAGGATTAGAGTTAGCTGTCTCTGTATTTAATCCAAACCTATCTCCAATCTGATAATCAAAATACCATCTTCCATCAATTTGCCATCCAAGCTGTCCGTTGTAAGGCCCAGAACCTAAGTATATAGTTGGAGCTGTATTGTTTATCCTTGATAAATCTAAAGCAGAGTTTTTAGGCTTCAATACATTACCATCTATGTCAAACAATATTTTATACTTATTATCCTGTAGGTACGCTCCACTCCAGTTAGTCTGTATGTTCTCAGTCATTGGCATAAGCACACCATTCTTATAGTAAGATATTCTAACCCAGTTAACATAATCTTGAGGAAGTATAAATCTTAGCTGACTATCTACCTGAAGCTGAAGGATTTTTATTTCCTTCATAGCGTCATAGTTCAATTCTTGTATACCACGTTTAGCGTGAAACAAAACTTGATACCTATTTATGTTATTTATAATCTCATGGTTTCCCTGATACATCAACATAAAATTATTGACTATATCACTCAAAGAAACATACTGATACGAACCCCAGTTCTGATCCTCTGGTGAAACACCACCGTTTTCATAATATTGATAATCTGTTATAAAACTCATATTAGCTTGTTTCTTGTGTATCTGTTACTTCTTCTTGAGCTCCAAAGTTATATACATCTGGCTCTCTAATTTCTATACCTACGTATTGACATATCTTAGCTACTAAGGTTGGTTCATCCGATAAAGGAAGCTCAAAGTCTTGGTAGTCTGTAGCTGTAGCGTCAAACAAAGGAGCGCCATCAGCACCTATTGAAACATAAGTCCATTTTGGATCCTTTGGATATCTTATATACTGAACCTGAACCTCTCCTTGTCTTTGAATGGTTTCTGGGTATGTTGTAATTGTTGTACCATCCAATACATAAGCAGGGAACTGTTGAGTAGGTGCAGTTAAATTTGAACTGGTTAGATTAAATATCTTAGCTTGAGTTACTCTTTCTATATCTACAATGTTTGTGTTTGAATATATAGCGTAAGGAATGTTAGACACAAATATATCACTCGACAATGTTAATTGATTTACAGAATCCACAGCTAAAACTCTGGCTGACTGAAGTGTAGATAAATTAAGCACATAACTATTTAAAGGAGGGTTAGTCAAAGAAAGTGGTATATCACTAAAAACAGCGTTTATATCAAAAAGTTTGTTAGCAACTGCAGCTGTTGTAAAACCACTCATTAATAAAGTAGGATAGTAGTATGCTTTATTTATTAAATAGTAATCGCTTGGCAAAGAGTATTGATTACTAATTGTATTTAAACCATAACTACCGCCAGGACTGTAGCCTCCAACCTGCGGTAAAAAGGCTCTAACTGAAAAGGTATCAATAACTTCTTCAAGACCTTTAACTATATCAGCATATCCCTTTCCAGAGGATCGTTGGTTTTCTCTGTTAATCCAATTGTTGTACGCATAGAAGTAATCTTCAAACATATCCATCTGCGCTTGTTTAGCGTAGAGGTTAAAATCCTGTGGAGATATGTATCCGTAATTGTTCTTATTAGCTATTGCTAAAACTGTATTTCTAACCGAGTTAATCATGACTACAAAGATAATGAAAAAAAAAGGAGCTCTATTTTTTTAGAGCCCCTTCTTAATACATAAACTAACTGTTAGCTATAAACGACTGATGCCGTCCACTGTAAGGCAAAGTTTCCTCCACCAGTTTGTGTCATAGGCATTTCAACTCCAACGTTTCTCCACTTAGAACTCCAAGCTTCTTCGATAGCTACATAGAATGCGTCACCGAATACAGTCTCGTTAGAAGCTACTACAGTTTGACCAAGAGCAATTACACACCTGTCAATACCTGTCGCTGAGGTTTTGTAGTGCAATGTAACCTGACCATTAGTATCGTTAATGTTTACATTAGATACTCCGTCTAAAGAAACTGCAGCGCAGCCTTTTGAGTTTTGTGATATTATAAAGAAACTGTCTCCTACCAATACAGCTCCAGCTTCTTTTAATAATAACTCAGTAGGTGATAAAACTTTATCTACTGTAGATATTAAGTTAGACGTAGAGTTAAATAACAAGTCTCCAGGTCTAATATCAATTTTAAAGTCTACACCACTAAGAACAGCTTTGAATGCGTCTTCAGCAGACACCACAGAATAAGCTGTACCACTTGCAGATAAACCACCAGTCCCAGAAGCAGGAGCTCCTGTTCCAGCGCTAATACTTAATACAGTCTCTGAATCTACACCTGTTACAATAGCGTAGTCTCTGTTGCCAAAGTTTCCAACAGCAGTTGTAATTACAACATAATCTCCGACCTCAACATTGTTAGCAATAAAAGTTGCAGAAGAGTCGGTTACTTTTAGTTCAGCCGCTGCAGTAGTAGTTCCAGATTCTAACACAGCTGGATTAGTAGCTGTAGAACCTGCATACATCTGCATAGGCATTTTTATATACTTCTTCATATCCTTATGCTATTACAATTGATGAAATGTCTTTTGCAAAAGCATATGGGAAAACCACATCAGTCCAAGATGTAGCTAAAGCCTCAATCATTGCTTCTTGAAGAGAATCTCTAAATTGGTTTGTTGCGCCCTCAGCAGATCCTAAAGTAATTGTAGCAGTGTTACCGCTTAGGTAGTTGATTACAGATACAGTAGAGCTTGTGCGTGTAATAGATAATACGTCAGCAACACTTACTAAAGCGTTTGACGCTCCCGATACAGGGATGCTTAAAAATTTGTCCATAGTTAAAAATGTTAATGGGTTAATAAAGCACAAAGATAGTTAAAAAAAAAGCACCCATCTCTGAGTGCTCTTTTAACTACTTAAGTCTTTTCAGTAGGGCTTTATAGGTTGGTAACCCTTCATCGCTTTGCATAAAAGATGCTATAACATAAAGAGGTTCTTCACCAAAAGGAAGTCCCATTAGTCTTACCGACTTTTTACCTGTTCTCATCATAACAGCTTTGTCCTTAATTTCTAAAAAGCCATTAGACACAAACTGAGAAACATTATCCTCTATCTCTATCATTGGGTCATCTAAAGCTTCAAGAAACTCAATTGGATTATTTTTAGCAAATAAAAGTATATCTCTTTTTATTTCAGGACTACTCATTTTATCTACAGAAGAGCCTAATAGAACACGAGCTAAAGATACTCTTTTCTCTAATGTCAAGTTGTTGGCTTCTATCAAAGCACTTATTTCCATCTCAACATAATCTAATTCTTCAGCCGCTTCTTTGGCTTTGTCAACCTCCACAAAGATTGAGCCCTTTTGTGGATGGAAGTGTAGAAATTGTTGTAGTACTTGGTTTTCTTTTCTCACAAATAAAAACCCATCTTCAAATATAATTGGCTCTAATATGGCATTACCATCTTGCTCATCTTCAAATGGAGACTTCTGATTGGTAGCATATCTAAGAGGACGGTTAACACCTGTCTCTTGATCAAAATGTAATAATGGGAATCTTCTACTGTGATGTGATGGCAGCATATAAGATAATGGTGCTGCGTCTCTGGTAAGTTTGTATGCCTTGTCTACATACTGTGTTTTCTTTTTCATTTTATTATAATTTAATTAAAGTTAAAAAAAGGGGAGGAGTTTAACCCTCCCCTAATAATCATCTATGCTTACGACTTGAAGATGAAGAAGTTGTTTGCACCTAAAGTACATACAGCTCTTTCACTCAAGAAGTTAACAGTCATTGCATCTAAGTCAGATGTTCTTGCTCCACCAGCAGAACCAGTGATCCAAGTTTTGTAACGTCTGTCTTCAGTCTCTGAAGCTCTATAACGAACGTGTAAGAATGGACGCTTAGCGTTCTTTCCTAATACTTGATCGTATACAGTTGTAGATCCAGCAGGAACTAAAAGACCGTTTACTTTACCTGCAACTAAGTCACCTCGCATTGTAGGATCGTTAAGGTATTTCCAGTCAGACTTGTAGAAGTCATAACCTCTACGGAATCCTGTGAAACCTAAGTTTAGAGCCATATCAGCATCATTGTCAAACAAACCATATGAAGTACCACCCGCTCCGTAAGAGTTTTGAGCAGCTAACATATCGTCAATGTCAAAAGAGAACTGACGGTCTACGAAAAGAACATTCTCTTCGATAGCACCTTGCTTATCTAAACGCTGAATGATAGCATCAAAGTTTGCTAAAGTAGTTGGGTTACCACCACCGAAAACATTACCACGATTCTCTACAACGTAGAAGATACCTTCAGAACCTTTCTGACCAACAGTTGTGTCTACAACTTGTGTAGCAACACCTGAAGTAGCAGCAGCTGGAACAGCCTCTACCATAGCAGTTTCTAAGTAATCTTCAAAACGAAGTCTTGTTTCGTGCTCAGCTTTCATGTACCATAAGTAACCTGTACCACCGTCTTCAGTAGAAATCTCAATCCAACCAATCTGAGCCATGTCAGAACCAGACACTTCGTAGTTGTCTTTGATGATGATTGGAGAGTTTTCGAAGATCAAATCACCTGGCTCATTAGAACCTTGCATACCATTTTGACCTTTTCTAAATTCTGAACCGTAAGCCCAAACAGTTAATAAGTCAGCAGCGCCAAAAGTTTGACCACCTGCTTCATAGTAAGCTACTTGGATCTGGTTTACAGCTGGTATAGAAATAACGATAGCTTTGTTGAAGTTAGCAGAACCTGCTGCTTCATCAGAAATCATTACCGTTTGACCAACTCTAAAAGCAGGACCGCTAATAGCTGTTGTGTTAGGCATTTGAGAACCCGTTGGAGGGTTACCATTTACTTGAGCAAGAGGAATAGTGATAGTAGCTGTAGCTACACCAGCAGCTGAACCTGATTGTGCTCCTGTATATTTAGTGTGTAATCTTCCTTGCTCAGCCCATTTGATAAGGTCAGAGTTAGAAGGCATTTCAGCACCTACCATTCTTAAGAATGAAGCTACTGTTCTGTTACCATAACGCTCAAACTCTTTTTCATAAGTATCAGGAAGATACTGATTCAAAAAGTTGAAGTTGGTAAGATAATTTGTGGCTGTAGGGACCTGAGCCGATGATGGCTGCAAGTCAAAGCCTGGAGTATTTAATACTGGCATTGTTTTTTTATTTTAAAGGTTTAACTTTTTTTAATACTTTTTATTTTGAGACCTCTACTACTTGTTTGCCCTAAAGACTTAATTTTTAAACCACCTTTAGATGTTGACTGCGGAGTGTTTCTCATTTCCATATTTATGTTTTTAGATTTTTTGGAAACGTTATCCACTGTTGCAGCTACTCCTTGGTCGTAAAAAAACTGCGCAAACTTTTCTGGATTCATCGCCATCGCTATTGCACGATGGTAACCTTCTGCATCTTTAATTAATCCTGAATCTTTATCCATAAATTTCTTTACGAAATTATTTACATCAGATTGAACATTCTTAAGTTCAGACGCATCCCCAGGTTTGTAAGTAAATTTATTCTCTCCGACTTTGAAATCAAAACCTTTGAAATCATCGTTAAAAACCTCGTTGGTTTTTTGAAGAAAATAATCATACCTCTCCTTAGTTTTTTGTTGAGAAGTTTCAGCCTCTTCTATATAACTTTTATAGCGATTAAATTCTTCGGCTTGCTCATCAGATAATGAACTCCCACTTGACTCAAGAGGAATCTTATATTTATCCTTTTGCTCGTTAAAAAATTTCTTCGCTTTAACAAGTTCTCTTTTCTGTGCTAACTTCTTTTTCTTAATATCTTTATCTTCATCAAGATCTTCGTCATACCCAAACTTATCTTCAATCAAGTCTTGAATATCAATGGTATCCAATCCTTCTTCAGTAGCTGCGTAGTACTCAGTTAGCAACTGCGATGCATCCATGTTTTCGTAATCCTTCTGTAGTCTTACAAAGTCATCAATGCCTCGCCCTGTTTCTTTTTTATATTCAAAGAACGTTTTTACATCTTCTGGTAAGTCATCGTTTATCTCCTTTTGAGCAAACAAATCATCAACCGATGTAATATCTTTATTATATCTATCCTTTATGTAAGATATAATATCTTCATCTTTTAGTCCTGCCGATTCTTGTGTTTCTTCTTGCGGTTGTACACTTTCTTCGGTGTTCGTGGCGGTGGTACTTTCAGAGCTTGCTTCCACTCCTGCATCGTCAGCTCCATCATTTTCAAAACTTTCTTCATGTTGTTTTAAAAGTTTCTCTTCAATCTCTGCTACAGACTTCTGTTCAGAGCCTTCTACCGCCTTTACTTTAAATTCTTGATTTTCCATTAAATTAAATTTTTTACAAAGTTAAACATTATTTAAACACATTATCTTGGCTCAAATTCAGCAAGGTCAAAACCATCCAAGCTGTCCTCATTGGATTCAAAGCTTATTGGAGGAAGGTTATTTTTTCTTTGCTGAATAAGCTTAGACTGTTCAGAGTTAGCCTGACTAATACGTTCAGACTTAGCCTTCTCACGTTTGTCTTCTCTCATATCAATCTGAGACTGCTCTAAACCTTTAAGCTGCATTTGCATTTGGAACTCCACCTGCATAAGCTGTTGCTTCAACATTGCCTCGTTCTTTTGTTTTTCTATTTCAAAAGAAATCTCAGCTTGCTTAATCTGCATCTTAGCTTGAGCTTCCGCCTGTATCTTTTGCATTGCTGTTTGCGCTGCCATTTGTTGAGACTGCATATTGTTTTGTTGTTGCATCTGCATCTCAGTAGCTTTTTGCTGTTGCTCCTGCTCTTGTCTTTGTTTACGCTTAAGCTTTAGTAGTTGGTTGGCCATCTTAAGATTCTTAAGCTCTCTGATGTCAATAGCGTCTTCTAAGTCTATACCACCTTGAGATAAAGCCATCTGTATATTAGCCTCAAGCTGAGCTTTCTCTTCTTCATCTGGAGCAACCTCAATAAATATACCAAAGTCATAAAGGTATAAATTCTTTATATCTTCTAATATGCTCAAGTTGTACTTGCCGATTTGCATAGCAAACTCATCCTTGAAGTCAGAGTACTCTAATACATCCGCTGTTCTAATAGCTAAAGCCTCAGCTAAAGTTTTTGTAAGGAATAAACTTCCTTGTAGTATATGTCGTGTTGCTGTGTTAGAATTTAGTGCAGCTAACTTCTGAACACCAACTAAAGAATTAGGGTCTGGTGTTGAACCATCACGTGCTTCATTTAGTCCTGTGACAGACCTTATCATATCTAAATAGTGGTTATAGTTTCCAATAAGCATCTGCATTTTAGACGCTCCACTGTTAGATGTTAATTGCTGAATAGGAACTCTGGCGTTATTAAACTCACCATCTTGAGTGTAGCTTCTTCCTACAACACTACCAGTTTGGAAGTAAAGTCTTAGTGCGTCAGAAGGGTCGTAAGCGTTGCCTGTTCCTAAGTCTACTTCGTTTAATCCGTCAGCATCTATAAAGACACCATCAGGAACAACACGTGAAACAACTTGCTGTAACTTAAGATGCGTCATTTGTATTAAGTCAGCAAATGGTATCATTCTTCTAACCAAAGACTCAACCACACCTTTGTACATTCTGGGTGCTACAGCTATATAATTAGACATAGCGAACTGATTAGCAGAATTTGGTCTTACCATATTCTCCATCATATCCCACTTTAATATTATGTTGGTACCCATAACCATAACACCTTCATACCAAACGTCTATGGTTTTTTCTACCTTTTCAAAGTTTCTCTCCTCCATCATTTCTTCAGTAGGATTGAACTGGTCATCTTTTTCAACTACCCTGTAAGCACCTTCAGATATTTCTTTCTTCTTGTAAACAAACTTGTTAGTAGTCTTGTAGTTAAAATACATTAAGGTACAAGTGTCTCTGGCAAACATACTGTTTTCGTACATAGCCGCAACATTATAGTAGTCATACCAAGACTGACTATACTTAGATATTTCTTCCATATCTTCGTTAGTCAAGTCAGGGTTAATTTTTATAAGCTCTGATATTGGAACTGTTTTGATTTCTCCCCAATAGAAACAATCTTTAAAGTATGGATCTTCTGTATAACTGTACACAACATTAGCTGGGTCAACATACTCTACACGAATACCATCACCCTTTTGAAACATGTGCTTACATATACCAATACCTAAAGTTGTTATATCATAGTCGCATTGTTTTCTAACCTGAGAGTAATGATTCTCTTCAAGCATAGTGTTAATGGCTTGTTCTGAGGCTATCTCAATAGCTGGCTTGTAGTTCATTTGCATAAACAATTCAAGCTCCATATCATTCTCAGGAATATTATCTTTAGCTATGGTGAAAGGATTAACACCGAACTCTTGTTCTATCTGATTAAACAAATCTTTGTTAACCATATTCTTTTCAACCATCTTCTGAAACTCACTTCTCTTTTCAGCAGACATAGCGTCTTGAGCAAAACAGTTGATTTTAAAAAGTCTATCTGACATTCCGTTAACCACAATGTCAACAAACTTTGGTATAATTGGAACTGGTGTCCAATCTAAATTTAGATACGATAAATCTCCATCAATAGCTAATTCGTTTTTATACTTTGCTATTGACTGCTCTCCTCTTGCATACAGTCTTAATCTATGAAACTCAGCCCACTGGCTATAAAACCTACAGGTGTTTCCATCTCTTCTGAACCATTCGTACTGAATCGCTTGTCCTATTTGGAGACCATATTCTTTTGTTTTCTTCTTTGAATCTGAAACAAACTGGTCAGGAAATGCGGCAGCCTGAATGTCTATTTTTACTGACTTCATCTATTAATTATTTGACTTATTGAAGACTTGTTATCGTATCTTGCAAAGTTAATACTTATTTTCGATTTTTGTTTAGAAGGTGTGTATAAGTGCTTTTGATTAGCCATTATAGCTAATCCAGAACTAATAGAAGCATCAAACTTAGTTCGATTAGTAATATCAAACTTAGCCCAGTCCTCTAATGTTTTCATAAAATACATAGAACCCATTTCGTCTGGGTCTCTATATTCACCACTTAAATCCATGCCCACATGCTTCTCAATGTAGGACTCAATCGCTGATGCGTGAGACTGCTTTACATCTTCAGAAGTATTGGGTATACCACCTAACTCTCTTTCAGTTTTTGACAACTTATTAAATGTTTTGTCAGGTCTATTTAAACTGAAACCTCTGTACCCTCTGTTCTTAAAATGATACAGTAATCTGGGTTTGTTATTCTCGCAAAGTATAGGCATTCCATAAAACACACAAGCCATTAAAACTTCCTCAAAAAATATTTCTGCTGTTTGTGGTCTGGCGATATACTCTAAAAAAAACTCATTACTTGGAGCTTCCTCCATATTAAACTTTGTCATACCATGAAGAGCACCATTAGAACCTTTACCAACAACAACTCCTGATATGTCATAGGAGTCACATCCGAAAGAACCTAAGTGTTCGTTTGCTGGGTGTTTAACCCCTCTTCTTACCTCGACTCTGTTCTGCAAATGTTTGGCTGGAATCCAGCTAACTAAAAATCTTCCGTTTCTATTAGGACTCCAAACAACCTTGCTGTCTTTTATACCATTCTGCCAATGAAAAGACCCACGTGTTAAATGGTGTTTAAGATTTATAGAATCGTTATAATCTATCTGTTGGTATATCTTAGTTAGATTAAATAAAGATTGTTTACTCTCATCTCGAAAGGCGTGTGACTCAGACCTTGGGAACTGTCTGTAAAATTCATTGAGAGCATCAGGGTCTTGAGTTAAAGATTCTACCTCGTTCTCCCAATAATCTATTGCACCCACACTAATATATTCATCATCAATGCCTAACACAGGTTCTTTGGGTGACCTGAAAACAGGCATACCATACTTATCTATAAACCCTTCCATGTTCCATTCCATTGGTATAAACAAGCAATACATACCACTTTTGGTTTGACCATTGGAGTTTCGTTTAGTTGGATATGAATCTTCGTATAAAGATTTAAAGTTACTACCACCTTTGTCTAAAGCATTTGATGTAGAGCCCATCATACACTTACCTATAATTTTGCTACCAAGTCTTAAACAGGTTTTTGTAACTCGCCAATTGTTAAGTATGTTGTCAGGCTTTTCCCACTTTCCACTTTCATCGTGCAACAACAGTCTAAGCTTCTCACCATCATAGCTGTTGTCTCCTGTGTTCTTCCAGTCAATAGTGGTATCAAGTCCTTCAAGTTCTGACTCCTCTATCTCATACATATTCTTCTTTGTAATCTTAGAAGCAGGAACACGATATGCTAATTCAGTCTTTGGTTTATCCATACCATCTTGTATGGGTTTAAAAAAGAATGGATAGTTATTAGATATAGGAACTACCTTGTCTGTAAACATTTTCTTAGCATCTGAACCAGTTTTAGATAGTATACCAATACGAGAATCTTTACTTATAGTTGCTTGATTAACACCTTCTGATGAGCTCATAAAAGAAAAACCAGAACGTCTTATCTTTAAATAGCACATTCCAAAGCTTCTCTTGTCCGCCTTGCAGGCCTCCCAGAATATATAAAATATTCGGTTAGCTTCACGAAAGTCTGGTAGACCAACATCAATCTTAGTCCATTGTAAATACATATAGTGAGTCCCAGTAATGTATGTAGGCTTTCCATTATTCATAAACCAGAAACCTTCTTCTCTTCTGTCAAACTCTTCTTCTATATAGTCTACCCACTTTGACTTAAACTGGTCTGGAGCATCGTGCCATTGGAATATAGACTTTATTCTACTCAACGATTTGTCGTATGCAAAGGGTTGCCAATATTGTTCAGGCTTAGATTTAGATCTTGAATATACATTTTTAGGTACTTTGGGCAAAGCAATCTTTAAACCATTTACGCTTATTATATCCCCTATCTCTCCAGACTTAGATATTACTACAAAATCATACTTAGGGTCGTATCCATATCTCCAACTCTTAGCCCTGTTCTTGTTAGTAATCACAGACTTAGATACTACATCTTTCAATACAATGTATAAGTTATTTAGATCTTGACTCTGCAAATCCTTTGGGTTTGTTAGATTTATTTTCTACGGTTCCTCCTTCAAGCAAGGTTCTTTCCTCTTCTATTCTTTTTAGTATTTCAAAAGCATCCATAATACAAAGCTTCTTAGTAGCTGCAGCATTCTTTAATCTGTCGGCAGCCAACTCATCATCTTTATCATACTTGATAATATCTTCCTTAGCTACTTTAATTAATTGCTTAACAGCTCTTTCGCCAGCTTCTATTATTTGTAATTTTATTTCTTTGCTACTCATAATACCATTGTTATGTTTTGTGTATACATTCTATACATAACTTCATCCTCTACTATAAATTCATATTCGCTGTCAGGCTGAAAGCTAACTTCATCACCCTCCTTTACACCCATGTCTAACAGCTCTTGATTTATATACTTTATCTTACCTACCAAAGGTTCGCTTTTAACTCCTTTGTGTATAAAAAAATCTTTAACCTCAACAGGTTCTACAAAACAATACTTGCCGTAAGCAGACCACTTGTCATTTCTTTTATACATGTAGAACTGACTTTCATCTACAAAGAATAAGTCATCCTTAAAATAACTTCTTCCACTTTTTTGTCTACCGTACATATCATAGTAGAACTTAAAAACATTATGATGAACCAATAGCATGTCACCAACCTGAACTGGTCCTTTGTAGTTTATAGGTGTTTCTATAACCTCAGCAAATCTATTAGATGATGTATGGTCTTCTTGTGATACGCTGGTTATAAATTCCACCTCTCCAATATCTTTTGTATTGTTATACCTCTTTTTGTATAAAGGTTTAACAATAAAGTTATACGGAGACTTCATTAAAAGTTTATATTATATTCTATAGATATGGGAAGTGTATCCAAAAATTCTTTCCATACAAAGATTTCTGAATCTTTAATTATCCATATTTTATATGACGATTTTTTTGCTTGAATTAAGTGTATCTTGTAAGACCCACCCAAAACATCTTGACCGACTATGTAGTGCATGGCGTTGTCTTTGTAGTCAGCGCCAATAGAGATTTTACGTATATCCATTTTATTTTACTTGTCATCAACTAAATTATCATTCATTATCTTAGTAATCTCTTTGACAGTTTCAAGGTGACTAATAGGTAATGATTGTAATAACTTATTGATTTGATTTATTGATTCTTGATTTAATTTTATTTCCATTTTATTATGCTAATAATACTTTATGTAATGTCCCGTTTATATATACAGGAAGGTATCTTGTAGATGTATTTACTTGAGTTGTTACTGGAGCTAAAGGAACTGTAGATGAACCTATAGAGATGGTGTTGGGGCCAAATGATTCTGCTGCATTACCCAGCACTAAAACATTATCGTGAGCTGCAATAGCGTTAGCTCCTAAAGCTGTTGCGTTAGACAGCGTAAAAGTTTGAGTAGAACCAAAGCTGTTTATGTTGCTACCAATCAAAGTACAGCTGGCAGCATTTGAGCTTGACCAGTTGGTACCCGTTCTACTTCCTACAACTGTATTTCCTTGTCCTTCTGCTGTTGGCATAGAAATTGATCCTATAATTACACAATCATCCTGAACACCACCTGTAGCTGCTTGGTACCCCACAACTACTACGCCAGCTTTTAAAGAGCCTGACGTAGCCGCTTCATATCCTATTATAACATTAGAGCTTGTGCCTACACCACCTAAACTTAAATTTAATGCAGCACGTGACCCTATAATAACGTCACCATTTCTAACACCAAGAGTTCCGTTTGCTGTGTTACTACCTATGACTACAACATCGCTTTCATCTGTAAAGCCCGTAGCTGAGTTAGACCCTATAATGGTATTTCTAACATATTGAGTAGCAGATAATGTAGCATTAGAAAGTCCACCTGGAGATATTAAAACATTATCCTCTCCAAAACCACCTGCTGGAAGGTTACCTGATACATCAGTAACAGCAAAAGTATTCTTGGTATTTTCAACATATATACTGCTGTTGTTTCCTAAACTTAAGGTGTATCCAGACCTAACGGTTGTTCCGTCTATATTAACAGAGTCAGATCCTGTGTCGTATATTCTACTATTACCTATAGCTGATGCGCTTGTGAATTTACTAATGAAATCCTGAGTACCAGATATTGTTGATGTAGAATTTATGGTTAAAGTATTAGTGGCTGTATTAAGAGAAGTGCTTATGTTTGTTCCTCCTACAATACTAACATTCTGTCCGTCTGTAATTGTATCTGTACCACCTGCGTCTCCAGTTAAGTTCCACGATGTCATTGCTCCTCCACCACCAGTAGCGCTAATCTGTACAGCTCCAGTGCTTGCATCTAAAGATATTCCAGCGCCAGCTGTTAAACTTGTAACACCAGTGTTGGATATTGTGATGTCTCCTGTGTTTTGATCTACTGATATTCCAGAGCCAGAAACAGCTAATGACAATACGCCATCATTTTCAATGGTTAATGCGGAACCTATGTTTGATGTTGTAATGCCAGTTCCTCCTAAAATTGATACTAATTCTGCATCGGTTATAGTTTCGTAAGGAGCGCCATCGTCACTTCCTAAAATCCAATTACTCATAGTCCCTGTGGGACCGTTATAGTTTATTACTAAATCTCCAGTAAATGGTCCAGCGCCTGTTCCAGCTATAGTTAGGTTTCCATCTGTATTGTTAACGCTTGTAACTACACTACCTGAAAGAGATGGTGTGGCCCACGTATTATCCTTACTTAAGAATAATCCTGATGGAGCAGCGCCATTTGCCGCACTTAAATCAGCTGTAACAGTAACAGCTCCAGTTGTAGATGCGGCTGGAGTTAAGTCTATATATGTTCCATTGGAAGTATCTACTGATAACACACCATCATTGGTAAGTGTAATGCTTCCGCTTGCTGCGCTTGTGCTTATACCTGATCCTCCAGTTACAGCAACAACACCATCATTCTCTATTCCAACAACGTAGGGACTTGCAAAAGTTCCTGATCCAGAAAGAGAGCAACTAATACCAGATCCTATAGCATTGAAAGTAACATAATCACTATCTTCAACATCGCTATAAACCCCAGTTGCACCAGCTGCAAGCTTCCAAAGACTCATAGTTCCTGGAGCTGATCCTGCAGTAATGTTTGTTATGTGTCCGTAAGAGTCTACGGTAACAGCAGAAGGATAGGCGTAAGAGTTAGCTACAACTCCTGAGGTGTCGTGAGAAACAGTAACATTGTTTGTTGCGCTAACCGCTGTGCTAATAGGAGCTGATCCTAATACACTTAATGTGTTATCTGTTATGTTTACAGTGTCTGAACCTGTATCACCAGCTATTCCAAATGAAGCCATACCAGATGAGTTAGCAACCCATGTTCCATCTCCAGCAAGAACAGTACCTGCAGTTCCACCTGTTGGAACATAACCAACATTAGATCCTCCCATATAAGCATGAGATGTAAGCTGAAGGTTGTTTGTAGTTATTGAAGCAGTCAAAGGAAGCCCTGTAGATGTTGATGTAGCGACTGACTCTGTAAGAACAGCAGCTGTGCTTAAGGTTATATCATCACCAGATAAAGTAGATGTAATTCCTGTTCCACCGATTATGTTTACGGTATCGCCATTAGTTATAGCTGATGTAGTTGAGTTATCACCTATATTCCAGCTTGTCATTCCTGCAGTTCCAGTGTATGAAATCGTTGCTTCACCTGTGGCGCTAATGGACACACCTATATCTGATCCAGCTGTTATGTTTGTAATACCTGTATTAACAAGCGTTAAAGTATCTGTAGCAGATACTGTGGCAGAAAGCCCTGTACCTGCAGAAAAGGCAGGAGTACCTACACTAAATGTTATTGTATTTCCGTCTGTTATGGTTTGACTTGTTGTGCCATCAGTAATATCAAAACTACTCATAGAACCTCCACCTGAAGGTATGTTAACCCAAGCCCCAGTACCATCTAAGTACTGCCCTACAAGACCGCCAGAAGGAACGTGACCTACGTTTGATCCACCAGCAAAAGCATTAGAAGCAACTGTTACTGCTCCTGTACTTGGTGTTATTGTTAATGGATTACCAGTTGATGTCCCAGAAGCTGCTGCCGTTACCGAACTTACAGATGCTCCAGAAACACTTTGCCACTGAACTCCAGTTGCTGTTGATGTAAGAACAAATCCTGCTGTACCCGTACTTCCTGTGCTATCCTCAATATTTGTAGGAGCAACAGTAGGGGCTGTCACAACTCCTGAACCTGTCAGAGTTAAATTTAATGCTGATGTATTGCCGTTAGTTAATACATCGTTTAAGGTTGGATTAACAGAAACGTCAGACCAAGTTACGCCACCTCCAGTTGAGGTTAGTACTTGTCCATTTGTTCCTATCCCTCCACCAGCAAATATAGTACTGCTGGCTTGAAACTTTAACTGACCAGTTAAGTCTATATCACCTGTAAGGTTTATATCTTCTGTAGCAGTATTACCAGCGGTTAAGACAGATTGTAAAGTTGGGTCTGTAGCAGAAGCTGCATCCACCCACTGAACACCTGTTCCAGTTGAGCTTAGGACTTGACCTGCTGTTCCAGCAGAACCAGTTCCATCTTCTATTGTTCCGTCAACCTCAATGTCTGCAGTAAATGTATTAGTTCCTGAGAACGTGTTGACAGAAGCCAGCGTCATGGTGTTGGTAGATGATGTAGTAAACGCTCCATTACCATCCATATTAATTCCTATGTTGGTTGCTGTATTGCCTACATTTAAAACTTGCTGTAAGCTTGGTGTTGTACCAGCTACACTTGACCACTCTACACCAGTTCCTGCTGAGTTAACAGTAAGGACTTGACCTGGAGTACCTACGCTACCACTATAGTCGTTGATAGTGGTTGTAGCCCCAAGGTTTAGTGTTGTGCTTAAATTTACATCGCTATTAAAAGTAGATACACCACCTACAGTTAAGTACGATAGATTGTCTAATACGACTCCTCCGTTAGTTACATTAATAACTCCAGAGTCTATATCCATGTTTACTCCTGTTGCGGAGTTTCCATTATCTAATGTCTGTTGAAGTGTCTGAGTGTTTGACACTGAAGACCATTGTATTCCTGAACCTGTTGATGTTAGTACTTGACCTACTAAACCTGTGCTGCCTCCAGCGGTTATACTATTTGGTATAACGCTTCCTATAATAGTAGCGTTGCCAGTTAGCGTCATGTTTTGAATGGCTGAATTATTTACATCTAAAACAGACTGAAGTCCTTGTAAAGTAGATGTTCCCAGTATAGAGCTAACCTTAAATGTAACGGTCTTATTATTGTCGCTAACATCGGTTGCTATTAATAAATCCTCAGCCGATGGTACGACTGTAGGGTATACTGTAATATTTTCAATTTTTGCCATTTCTTTTTTATGTTGTAGACATTAGTCTGTACTGAACACTTATTTTTAATTTACCTCCACCAACAGCAGATATTTGACTTGCACTAATAGATAAGTCAGTACCAGCTACAGCTAAAGGAAAAGCTTGAGAAGTAGCTTCCCAAGTATTAACAGGAGAAATAATAGATGGTGTTACTGAGTTTAGAAGACTTGCGTTAAACTCAAAATAGCTAACAGTTGTCCCTAAATATGTGAACGGCTGTATTCTAATAACATCAGTAGGTGCAAAATTAAAAGGAAGTCCAGAAGGCGTGTAGTAAGCCGAACAACTAACTGGTATTATCAGGTCGTTGCTCGGATTATCTACATTAAGAGATACAGGGTTGCCAACTAAGTCTTGTAGTTGAACATCTGTCAGAGTAATTTCGGCAGGTGGCTGCGAACCCATAAATCCCTGGAGTGAACCGATAGAAACTGTTTTTGTGTTGTTTGAATCATTTACATCCGTTATTACAAAATAATCTCCTACGGCTGGTTGTACCAGAGGGTAAGCTGTTTGGTTCGCAATTTTTGCCATTACTCTTTTTCTTCTTCTTTTTCTTTTATCTCTCCAGTTTCAAGATTAATTACAGAGTTAGAACCATACTTATCCATAAGGTTTTTCTCGTTAATTTGAAACTCAACTTTGATTTCTTCTATTCTTTTACATAGAGCGAACTCCTGTAAAGATAAATCTCCAAGCTGACCTTTAATCTTGTTAAACTCCATGTTTAAAGACTGAAGGTCCTCTAATTCCTGTTTAGTTAATTTCTTTGACATTACATTAAAATTTAAAAGTTAATAATAATGCAAAGATAAGAAATTTATTTACTGCTGTTGTTTACTACTGCCTCCAAAGAAAAAGTCTATAATGGTATTGACTTTTGCTGACATAGCTCCAAAGGTTGTTGATATAAATCCTATCTCATATTCTGTTAGCACAACAGTGTGTAGGACAAAGTATTGAAACATAACATATGTTAAAGCAAAGTATGCGACAGTAAAAAGACCAGCTAATATCTTTTGTATAAAGGCATCGTCTTTGTATAAAGAACGTGCGTCTTTTCTGTCTTCTACCTCTTTGTTAAAAGCTTCACGCTCGGCCTCTAACATTATCTTCTTTAACTCTAATTTAGCTTTTTCTCTTTCTTCGTCTGTAGTAATTATTTCGTCAAGTATGCCCTCAGCATTATCAACTACCTTTCCGAATAATCCTCCTAATACTTTATTAATCATAGTCAGTATATTTTATTGTTACCTCTTCTCCGTTAGCTATTGCTTTTGCGATAGACGGATAAATCCTTTTATACGCATTAACGCTTTTACCCACGAATCCATCAGGGAGGATTTGATTATTTTCTTGTGCGTCCCCCACAATAAGGCATCCTGCAGTGTGTTCGTCAGTGTTGCCAGTATGTATAAGGATATACTCAAAATTAGGAACATCAACGATATGCAACATACCACGATGAAGACCAGGATACTTTTTACTATATCTTTCATGAAACCCTCCTTCTTTTCTTAATTCTATACAATACGTTCCAGCAGGCACTCGTGTTTCACCACGAACTTTTAATACTCTTCTTTCGTCTTCTAAGGTATAACAAAGGAATCGTCTACCCATTGGCGTTAACTCAAAAAGCAGACCACTTGTAGAGTCTGCTTCTGAACTAAATCTTAATACTTCTAATTCCAAACTTTACTTTTTAAGTATTCGGTATATTTTAAAAGCGGTATACCCTATTGCGAGTAGTAGTGAGATAAATGTTAGAACTTCGTTGCACTCTGTTAATGTAAGTCCAAGCGCCCCTGCATTGGCACCCACTACTGTTGCGGTATCTTTCACTTCGTTATGCATTTGTATTTGTTGAGACGTATGTAAAGTCCCCCATCCATGTTGTAGTTTGTGTCCAAATCATAGTGGCAAAGTTACAAAAAATATTATACAGATCCTCCGTCA